GAAAAAACAATCAACAAATTAAAAGAAAGGATTATCGAATTGGAGAGCAGGCTGAAAAGAATTTCTGATTTGGCTAAATTTTAAGGAGGAACGAAAATGGATTGGACAACTTTATTATCATTTATTGTACAACAAGCGTTAATTTTGATCCCAGTGTTATTCGTAATTGGGTTTATAATTAAAAATACGGAGATATCTAGTGACAAGTTTATACCAGTTATATTACTGTGTTTTGGAATATTGGGAGCAGTGGGTATAATGGGATTAACTGTGGAAGCTGTTTTACAAGGCGTTTTGGTAACCGGTGCGACGATTTTATTTGATCAAATACCTAAACAATTAAAAAAAGATGAATAATTTTAACCCGGATAAAGGCTCGTAAATGAGCCTTTTTTTAATATATAAAAGCATAGGGTGAAAAATAATTAAAATAAAGGTGTACAAGATTAAAACATTACGGTATAATAAGACTATCAAAGGAAAACCAAAAAAATTTTTAAGGGAGATGACAAAAATGAGGAAATTAAAGTTTGGTGTTGAGGTCGAATTTTTTGGAATTACAAAAGATTTAGCGGTACAGGAATTAAAAAACGCTGGTATATATGTTAAAGGCGAATACTACAATCATAATGTACAAACTTATTGGAAAGTTGTAACAGATTCAAGCGTAAATTCAAACGGAACCGGAAGCTATGACGGTTTAGAATTAGTAAGTCCGATATTATATGACGAAGACGGTTTAGAGGATTTAGAAAAAGCTTTAAACGCACTTTCAAATGCTGGAGCGAAAGTGGACAAAAGTTGCGGAATACATGTCCACCACGATGTTTCAGATTTCGAATTAGTGAATTTTAAAAATATTTATACATTTTATTACGAATATAAAAATGTTTTTGATTCAATGTTACCGTCTTCAAGAAGAGCTGGAAATAATGTATATTGTAAAACTATAAGCGAATACGAAATTAAAAAAATTAGAGTTAAAAATTCAATTCATGATATATACAACACTCTTGGAACAAGATACAAAACATTAAATATTGAAAGCTACGTAAAATATGGAACAATCGAGTTTAGACAACATTCGGGCTCGTTAGAATTTGAAAAAGTAGCTAATTGGATCGAATTAACTTTTAGAGTAGTAGAATATTCAGCAAGTCTACAATTAAGACCATTATCATTAGAATCAACAAGCACGTTAGACTTACTTCAGAACTTAAGACATGAGTTAAAAATTCAAGGTACCAATGTTTCAAAATGGATCGGAAAAAGAATTAAAAAATTATCAAACTCTTTAGAAATATCAAACTCTTCAACAGAATACACTAGAAACGTAGCATTTTAAGGAGATGACCAGTATGACAAAAATAAATTCAATTTTAATTTTGCACTCACTCAAGAATAGCAACATGTTTACAAGAAAACAAAGTTTTAAAGAGTATTTAAAGGCCCTTCAGTTTAGAATTAAAGAATATTATGGGGTAGAAACTGAAGGTTGGGGATCAGCCGAAATTTGCCGATTCTTATTTAAACAAAATCAAATTAAATAAGCAAAATAAGGGCCCACAAAGGGCCTTTATTAATAAATAAAAGAGTGAACCAAAAAATAATTAAAATAAACGTGTACAAGATTATAACATTATGGTATAATAAGACTATCAAAGGAAAACCAAAAAAATTTTAAGGGAGGAACAAAAAATGACAAAATATCAAAATACTAGAAATGAAAGAATAGCTGAACTTATAAGAGAAGACGGTGGAAACATAACATTAAAATTTCAAGACGACGGAACAGAAACAACAATAAAAGAAGCAACGTTATCAAGATGGTACAAAGAAATAAGTTCTGATGTTGTTGAATTAGAAATTGGAACGCAAGAAATTGAAGTAAACACAGTAACCGGAACAGTCAAAGTTGATGGAATTATTGTTGATCCGGTTGAAGATACATTAATGGAAAAAATAAATAAAGCTTCTGAAGGTTTATTAGAGACAGCTGAAGTTCAAGAAGATTCAGTGACACCAATGCAAGCTATCCAAGAAAATGGCGAAATATCTATAAGTCAAGAAAGATATTTCTTAAATGCGCTTCTTTCAGAAGCTAAATATCAACACGAGTTTACTATAAACAATTCAGTGATAGTAACAACAATTTGGAGAAGTAATGGTAAAATAGAACGAAGTTTTTACAAAGATTTGAGCGGACAACATATAGCCGGAACAAAAAGAAAAGGTTTTTCAACTGCTTCAAAAATTATAGGAACATATTTAAATGTTGATAAAAAAGAATTGACTAAAATAATGAAATCATTAAGAAAAGAAGCTCAAGGCGAGTAATAATCGCCTTTTTCTTTTTATAAGGAGGATAAAATGCGAGATAATAATAATATGAAAATAGAAATAGCGAATTCAAAAAAATGCTCGGGGGAATATTCTTGTTTTGTTACGTTCTCATTTAATTGGGATATCGTAAATAAAATAAAAGATCTCCCAATAAGATATTTTAGCCCTGAAACTAAAGCTTGGGAATTACCATTAAATAGTTTAGATCAACTACAAAAAACATTTCCCACAGCGTTTTTAATTAATAAAGAAAAAATCAAACTAACTAAAAATAAAGTAATACCAAAACACACAAGAGATCTCAAGAATTTTAAGTTTAAAACCGATCCATTCGCACATCAAAAAGATGCGTTTAATTTTGGTTTGGTTAAAAATAAATGGCTTCTTGGTGATGAAATGGGCTTAGGAAAATCTAAAGTAGCGATTGATATTGCGTCAGCATTAAAAGAGTCTATTGGGTTAAAACATACTTTAGTTATATGTTGTGTTAACAGTATTAAATATAATTGGTATAATGAGATAAAACTACACTCAAATAATTCGGCAATTGTAATAGATGGAAGCAATACAGAAAGAGCCGAAACTTTAGCGAATGTACCTAAGGAATATTTTTATATAATAAATATAGAGGCACTGAGAAATAAAGAAGTTCTCAGCGTTTTAGTAGAATTAATTACTGAAAATATTATAGAATATATAATTGTTGATGAGATCCACAAAGCAAAAAATCCTAGTTCTTTGCAAGGAAAAGGATTATTAAAACTTAACTCAAATTATAAGTTAGCATTAACCGGAACACCATTGATGAATAGTCCAGAAGATGCGTTTATTATTTTAAAATGGCTTGATATAGAATCGCATAATTTTTATCAATTCAAACATTTTTATTGTATAATGGGAGGCTATGGAAATTATCAAGTAGTGGGCTATAAAAATCTCCATAGACTATCCAATATGCTTGACAACAATATGTTGAGAAGGCTAAAAATTGATGAGTTAGATTTACCACCAAAAATTAAGCAAATAGATTATGTTGAAATGCCCGTAAAACAGCGAAAAATTTATAATGAAGTATTGGCCGGAATTAAAGAAAATATTGATAAAATCAAGCTATCGCCTAATCCTTTAGCATTATTAATAAGACTAAGACAAGTAACGAGTGCGCCTCAAATTATATCAACTTTAATTAAAGACTCTGCAAAAATTGATCGCTTGAAAGAAATACTTGAAGAGGTTTCCGGATCAGGTCAAAAAGCGATTATCTATAGCAATTGGACAAGTGTCACCGATATTTTAAGGGAGGAATTAAAGTCGTATAATCCTGCAGTAATCACTGGACAAATTAAAGATAGACAAGCGCAAGTTGAAAAATTTCAAACCGACAAATCATGCGAAATAATGATTGGAACAATTGGTGCGTGCGGAACCGGATTAAATTTAACTTCGGCATCTTACGTAATTTTTATGGATAAACCGTGGAATCCGGCCAACACTGAACAAGCAGAAGATAGAGCGCACAGAATCGGAACAAAAGGCTCAGTAAATATAATTACTTTAGCTTGTAAAGATTCTATAGATGAGAGGATCGAAGAAATTTTAGAGGGTAAAGAAAATATAATTGATGCAGTAGTTAACAACAAACAATCAAAAATTAATATACTTCAACAATTATTGGGTTCACAAATTTAGATTATTATGATATAATGCAATAAAGGAGGAAATAATGCGGATCAAAGGAAATAATTTTATAAGAATAGGCAGTTTTATTATTATAATTCTGCTAATTTTAGGGGTGAACAACTTATTGATGTTTATGAATAGGCATAATAGCCAAAATAACTCCTCACCAACGGCGCCACAAGTTTTGGAGAGGTCGGTAGTATATAAATATGTCGAACCAGTTAAAATTGATGTGAGGCCAAATTTGGGCCTTACGGTGTTTACTACAAAGCTTAAATTATTTGAGGAAAAAATTATATCTAAAAGTAAGTGGTCTAATATTGGAAAGTTCAAAATAACTAATTATACATTATCACCTACAGAATGCAGTAAGACACCAGATAATGAGTGGTACGGTTTTACGGCAAGCGGTAGAAAAGTAGCGGAAAATTTGACAATCGCTACGGATTGGAATGTTTTACCTAAAGATACAATAGTTTATATAGAAGGTATTGGGAGAAGACGAGTTGATGATTCAGGCAATATGGTAAAAGGTAAACAAATAGATGTTTATATCGGCGATCCAGTAAAACAACCGAATATTAGAGAAGTAGCGTTTAATTTTGGTGTTAAACAACGAAATGTTTGGATCTTAAATAAGGAGGTAAGAAATGAGTAGAGAAATGCAAGGACATGAATTATTTAAAGCGGGAGAGGTTTCAGATAGAATTGAAAGATCTGTTCAAACAATCGGACTTTGGTACCAGTCTAAAAGAAGAGGTTATAAAGTGACTCAATGTCTACCAGAACCGGTTTATATCAAAGGGCGAAGGTATTTCACTGAAAAAGATATCAAAGCATTAATTGAATTTAAAGATAATCTTGAGCGGGGAGATATGGCGCCTTATAATAGAGAGCACAAATGGGGTAAAGAAGGTAAAAAAATCCAGAAAAGGTTGAGAAATAAGCATAAAAAAGAAGCCAACGAAAATTAAATAAAAAAAATTGCCTGGGTACTTAAATATTCAGGCATTTTTAATATATAATAAGTGTAGACAGTTATTTAAGATTAGAAGGGAGAAACATGAATATTAAAAATGTTGAAGAACTACATCAAATCGCAAAAGATTATGAAAAAAGTAACAAAGAAATGAACCGAATTAAAAAAGTAATTGCTCCGGTGAAAGGGGCAATTAAAAAATTTATGCTAGATACGTTCGGTGAAAAATCTAGCCAAGAGTTTGAAGATGGATTATCAATCAAGCTTGGACAACAAAACAGAAGTTCGGTAAATACTGTCAAACTATTAGCGCTATTAAAATCCAAAGGATTCAAAAGTGCTATTAAAATAGTTGAGAGACCTGACGAAGCGGAAGTTGAAAGATTAATTTATGATGGAGAATTATCAATGGAAGACTATTCAAAGTGTATCGATGAAAAAGTTATAACTACTTTAAGAATTAAAGGGGGAAAATAATGGCTAGCATCAAATCAATAAAAGCGGAGTATGGCGCAAGCGTTGAATACAAGGGAGTATGGCACAAGTTTAATTTTGGTATAGAATTAGAACTTGAGAAGGGTGAGGATTCTGCAAAAATTAAAGAAAAAGCTTGGAATACTTGTGAACAAGAAATTGAAAAACAGATTCAACAAATTATATCAAACTAATTAGGGAATAAAAGAAGTCTTTTAAAGGCTTCTTTTCTATCTTTATTTTAAGGAGGGAAACAATGAACGTTGGAAATATCCAAAGAGAAATGGCTATTCATGGTCCGGGTAAATATGAGTTGAATGAAAATGGTGTTAGTAGAATGGATTTATTAGGGGAACTGACAAGCGCAACAAACCTAGCAGTTAGTGATTATTTGGTAAAAAGATTTAGTCCAGAAATTGCTGTTATGTACGCGTTTTTAAAAAGACATCATTATAATATGAACAGTTTAAAACTTGAAGAAAAATATTTGCCTTTTGTTAAAATACCGGTTAATGAATTAACTGAGAGAAATT